GTCGCCGCTCCCGTCGCTGTACACGTACCATTCGACAACATCTCGCAACGGGATCCGGGTGGTCGCCCGGGAGATTTCAGTCCAGGAAACCCCGGCGTCCGTGCTGCGTTCGATTTTTATTTGAGTCCATCCGGCGGCGTAGAGTACCTCCGGGTCAACAACTTCGAAAGTCAGCTTTACGGCGGTCATATCTCACGCCGATCTGTACTGGATGTCCCAGTCTGCGTCGTTTGCTCCACCGGTTGCGGAGATCGCGCGCACTCGTATGTACTTGGCGATCGACAGCAACTCCTCGTTGAAGAAGACGCCCGTGGCAACCACCGTCGCAGCTCCGCATATCTCATTGGTCACATCGGCATACAAGCACGCGGCCGGGGCCGTGCCATCATCCTGCATCGATATCCATATCGTGCACGTCACACCACCGGAGCCGCCATCGATAACAAACTGAAACCCAGAAGCGTGATGGCCGTCCTTGCGCTCTATGTATTCGTCATGAGTGCCATCGACGCCGTTGGTGACATCGTGAACCTGCACGAAGTCAGGCGTCTTGTTCTGCTCCATCGCCGCAAGTATGGTAGCCATGAGTCCGTGCACAGCAACCGGCTGAACTTCTTGACGTCTCAACCCGGCGAACGCTTCCGCCGTTGCCCATGCAAGCGCCGCGTTCGGCGCCGTGATCTGAAAGTAGATCCGGTCGCCGGCGTCGCACTTCACCTCGAACGTCTGTCCGAGGGGTTGCGACACGAGGCAGTCGACCTGTACCGGTGGCATCGGTGCCCACCCGGCGTCAACAGCCGCCCCGGTACCGGTTAGCGTTTTGCCCCACAGCCACGGAATGATTTCGAGTTTACAGTTCAAGCCGGTGGCTTGGTCCGCCGTTACGCGAGCGATAACCGAGGAAAGATCTCGACAATCCACACCCTGCGTTATAAGCGTCGGAGCGGCTACAGGGGCAATGCCGGTAACCGTTTCGGAATAGTCGAGGGCACGTTCTGCGAGCGTCGCCAGGTCATTATAGTGCTTCGTCATCTTGGCCCTCGCTACACGGCATCAGCCGCGATATTATTTGTCCTTGTCGGCCACCTTGTCATCCATCACGCGAATCGCCCAATCCTTGAGAAGCTTGGTTCCGTGCTCGGCGATGTAGGTTAGGTCGTCGGCCTCCAGCGTATCCTTGATGGTTTCCAACTCCGCCCGCGCGCCCCTGCTTGTGGTGGATTTCGAACTCACCCGCTTGAGCAACTCTTTGTAGTCGACCTTCTTGGCGGGGGCCTCCGGCTTCTCCGGCTTCTCCGGCTTCTCATCCGTCTCTTCCGTGGCGTTTCGCTTTTCTTCCAGAATCTGCTCCACGGTTTTGTTGGCCGGGGCTTTGGCCGTCTCCGTGGTAGACCTCTGGCCAGCTATGGGTGCCGGGGGCGTCGGCTTGCCAGCTTGGGCCAACCTCTTTGCCTGTTCGTCGACCGCATCCCTGAGATCTGTCATGCTGTCCGCAGTCATGCCTCTGAATACCGGCATGCTCGGCTTGCGATCCTGGTGGACGAAATATGCGTCGGCGTTCTCCGGGTCGCGCCCGGTTAGGAATTCGAACAAGCCGATCTCCCGCTCACCAACCTTGACTTTGAAGTCGGGATCTTTGAGCGGCACGATAGGCGATGGCACGAACGTCTCGCCCTGTACCGCGTTGCCCGCCCTGAACGACATCACGCCGGAAAGCGTGTAGCCCTTCCGCTTGTTCCCTACCTGCGGATTGAACTCAATCATCTGAACTGCTTTGACTCTTGACATTTCACTCTCCATTTCGTTGTAGATCCCCTGAGTGTAAAGGGCATCCGAGCCGCACGTTCCCGAGGGGATCGGACAGTCCGTGCGGTCGGTGCCCAGCCCTCACTGCGAATTACTCGCAGAGGAACGTCGCGTTGAACTCCGTCCCGGACAGGTCGGTGGACAGGGTGTCGTGTCCCGCGTCCACGTTCGCCTGGGACATCACCTTGACCAGCTTGGTGGCAGAACCCGAGTTGAGCGTGGTCGGGAACAGGTACACCGCGTTCGCCGTGCCGCCCGTGACCTGGAACGATGCGCCGGTACCCGTGAGGTCCGTTTTTACCTGGACCTGGGTTCCGTCATCGTATGCCTGGAGTCCGGCGATGGCATCGATACTGGCAGCGAGGTGCGCCCGTGAGGTGTGCACCCCGGCCAGGGTCAACGTGGCCTCGACGGCCCCGTTCAGTTTGTAGGTGATCGTGAAGGTATCCTGGTCAGCCGTGGCCCAGGTCGCCGCGGTCAACACGGACGCCGGCGTCTCGGTGATCAACGGACGATACACGCCGCAATCACCAGGGACGATCGCCACGGGGGTGAGGCTGCCGTCCTCGCAGGTGGTTCGCAGGATGGCCTCAATGGCAGACCCGCCATCGGGATATGCCGCGTCGCCGGTCCATCGAACCGTTCGCGCTTTGAGACTGACCCCAGAGCCGTCGCCTGCCGCCAAAACTTGTGCCATCGTGGTAATCGACATTTTTTCCTCCGTCGGCGGTCGCGCCGCCGTGATTCTTTATTTCAAAGTCCTGAACGCCCCGCAAAACGAGGCGCCCATCACGAGCCAGTGAACTATGCCACCAGAACGTTTTCGATCTTGACCGCGGCCTCTTCCTCTTCGAGCGCACAACCGACGCGATACGTCCAGATGAAGTGGACGCGCTGCGCTCGCTTGTCCTTCTCCATCTCCATCATGACCTTGCGCCAGTACGACACAATGAGGTTCTCGGGGTCGGTCAGGATGATGTCCGTCTCGTTACCACCGACCGCGAGATTGGTGGGCCAACCCGAGATGGATTCGAGGTCGACATCGAGTTGCGCCATGCCGCCACTGAGCTTGGTCAACAGGGCATCGCCGAGGGCACCGATGCGAGCGGACAGGGCCTTGCGGTACTTCCGCATTTCCTTGTGGCTCATCAGGAACCGCAGTTTGCCCATCTCTCCCAGGAACTCTTCCGGAAGATCCGAAAGCGCCTCCTCGAATTTGTCGATGTCGATCACCGCCGAAGCCGCGTCCACCACATAGGTCGTGACGAGTGCTCGCAGGCCGTCGAACCCGTTCAGGTCCATGTCTGCCGACGTGGTATCGCCGTTGAGCATGTTGTCCTGGGTGTCGCGCCCGATGAGCTTGCCCATGTAGTCTATGAGGTAACCCTCCAGGTTGCCCCTCATGACGTTGTCCTCCAGGTGTTCGTAGGTCAACGAACATTCGGCCTGGAACTTGTGCGTCGTGAGTTCGACTTCGGACAGCACCGGGGTACTGCGCTGGGCGACACCAAGAGCGACGCCGTGCACCGGCATCCTGTGCGAGACACGCCCGGTGAATTTCAGCTTCGGGATGTACTCCTGGGTGCTCGACTGCGAAATGGTTCTGACCATCGGGAGCAACTCGGTTGCGGCTACCGCACGGCCGACGAACGTGTTGAATTTCTCCGGGGCCAACTCGCCGCCGTCGGTGCGCAGGGCGTCATGTGCGAGGTCTGCCTTTTGCATCAGTTCCTGGTTGGAAAGTCCCATGTCTTCCTCCGGGGCAGCGTTACTCTCTGCCTGTATACCGGGCCGGGAAATAGGGCCTGGTAGTTTGTTTCTTCGTTGACTCATCGCCGCTCGGATGCATGCCGGCCAACGATGACGTTGGTCGTTGCGATCGTGCCTTGTTGGCGAGAGCCGTGTTCAATTTAGTTTCCATCTTCCGTATTGTGTCAGTCAGGGTTGAGTTCTCTTTTGTGAGGCTATCAACGCTGTCTGTCGCTGTCTTGACAGTAGCACGTAGGTCGTCCATTTCGTCAAGACTCGGAGTTGTATCAGGTGTTGGCGGGGCGGTCGGAACCGTCGTCTTTTTGAGTTGTGCTCCGATGTCGGAAATCTCCGCACGCAAAGCCACGGCGGCCAATTTTCCCTTGGTCTTGTCAACCGCTGCCCTCTGTAGTTCCTCTTTCAAATCCGCAGGCAGGAGCGCGTCGACGGGATCCTCCGAGTCGAACGAAACATCGATATCGTTATCCAGCGCGGCACGAACAATGCGCTCGTAAACGCGAGCGCGGGACGTGTCCTGTTTGTACTCCTCATAGTTCTGTCTGAACTTGGCGATGGCGCTTTGGATGCGTCCGGGGTCAGCCTTGTTCGATACATCGGCCAGTGGATACGTGAGATTGCAGGGATCCCCATATGCTGATTTCTTTGTCGGATAGTCCTCCGAATAGGACAGGTTGGCGTCGTCACGCGCCTCAATGCCGTAAGATTCCGAACGCTCAACGAGGGCGGCCTGCTTGTCTTCGTTCGTGGCGTCTTTTTCAGGGACGCGTTTTCCCACATCGTCCTTCCGAGTCATTTTGGCGCCGCACTCTGGACAGTCGGTTTCGTTGCATTGCTTTCCTGTAACGTGATCGATTTCATGTCCACAAGCTGTACAAACACAAACACCACCCGGCCCAAGCCCGGCCTCATCTACCTTTACCGCGGCAGCCTTCAACGAGAAGTGATGATCCTTGCCTCCGTGGTTGGCCCCGAAATCTACCAGGGATACAAACCACGGGCGGACGGTCGTCAGCCTCGTGGTGTTGTCGTCCGTTTCCTTTTTTATCGGCTTGCCCATGTCCCTTATCCTATCTGCCAGCCCGCGTTGCCGGCGGCGTAGGCCACGTAGGTCAGACTGTTCACCGTGTCAACGCACTGGTCGCCAATTTTGGACGCGATCACGTTACCGATCGGATTGCCCGCATAGGTGTAAATCATCGGGCATTGATCGGCGAGGTTCCGAAGTATCGCCAGCGCGCCCTGTCTGACGGCTACCACAACATCGTCAAATGACAGCGCGCCCTTGGTGGCCGCAGTGTGCATCGCCAGCGGGTTCGCCCCAACGATGGGCCTCCCGGTCAACGTGACGTACATGACGCCCGGGTCCGCACACACTATCGAAGATGCCGCGATCGTAATTGTCCCGCCATCGGTTGCGGACCGCAGCACAATGGGGTTTCCCCATGCGACGGTATTCGTTCCGACGTCGACCGTCCACGGTGCCCCGCTCTCCACGATTTGTAAGTCTGCGTCTTCTCGCAACGCCTGGAACCAAGCATCGACGGTCTCGAAGAAACCGCCGGCGTTGTTCATCGTCGCGAAGAACGGATCTTGAAACTCGTCCGGGACCGGAATCAGCATGAGCGTGGTAGTGCCCATTACTCGGCTCCACCTCCATCAAGCGGCAGGGTCTGACCCAGCCCGCCGATGCTATAAGCGTTGAACGTGCCTGCCTTGATGTCGGCCCAGTACTTGCCGGTGATCTGCCACTTCGTGGTCATGAGCCAAGTACCGATCTTGACCGCGTAGCCTCCGAGGTCGAACTCGGCGCGCGCTATCCAGAACTCCACGACATCCACCCGCTCGTCCATGATGGCCTCGAACGAATGCATAAGATCCACCGAGCCACCGTTGCACGCCCAGTATATCATGGCCTTTTCGATATCTTCCGGGCTGGTAACTTGGTTTTGAGTATCTGGTTTTGCTTCGCCACCATCGCCGCCGTCGTTCGGCTCCATGACAATTCCGGTGGCGAGCCCCATCTCGTCGACCTTCATTTTCAGGCTGTTGCACAGCGGGCCGAGCATGGCGGCGTTTTGGAGTTGAACCCGTTTTGCGATCGGCGCCGGCGCGGGCTCTGGCTCCGGGGGGGCGGGCTCGCTCATGAAAACGACATCCTCCGGTGACACACGACGTATCACCGGCGCCATGTCTATCTCGGCAACGCGCGTGAGCACCGAACCAGAACGCGGGGCCCCCAGCGGAGCCCCAGTATGATCCGATGCCTGTTTCGCGATGTCGTCTGTCATGGCCTCGCCCGACAGGACGGTTATGTCTTTACCGTCGACATCGATTCCCTTGTAGACAACCAAGCCGGACATGGCCTAGTTTTCCTTGGGCTCGCCCGTGAAGCGGGTATCATACCGGAACGTGGAGGGGTCGCCGCGCTTCTCGGTCTTCACGACATCGCCCACTTTCCATCCGCACTCCGGACAGACGTCGGCACCTTTCATGTCCGCGCCGCACTGTTCGCAGGTGTCGGCTTTGGCTGCCGCTGCGGCCTCGTCCGCCGCTATCTTGGCGGCTTCCACTGCGGCTTTGATGGCGTCGAACTTCGCGGTGAACGCCGCTTTCAGCGCATCGCCCACCTCGGAAGTCATGGCCTCGTCGGGCGGGGTTTCCGCCTTGCCGAGCGCGGTCAGGGCATTCTCCACGGCGGATTCGATACCCCACGAGCTGAGATAGTCCCACGCTGCACCCGAAGTGAGGTCTTCCCCGCCTGCCTCCAGCTTGGCTTGTAGGTCGGCTATCTTCGCCTGGTACGCCGTGAGCAACTCGACAGCGAGATCCACCGCGATGCCCTGCTTGATAACCATGGCGTCGAACCCGGCCTTCTCCACCATGCCTTCCTCGAACTTCGAAACCGCTGCGTCGATCTTGTCGAGCTTCGCACTGATCTCGGAGAGGTCCATCGGCGGGGCGGGCTCGTCCAGCGCAACCTCCACCTCGAACTCTTCGTCCGGTGTTTTGGCCACGGCGCTTTTGGTCATGTTGTCTTTCAACAGGGCTGACCGCTCCGGGTTCGGGTTCGCCGCAAGGGCTTCCACCTCGGACTTTACGAACTCCAAAAACTTGGCCAACGTCATCTTGCGTTTTTCGGTCTTCATGGGAAGCCTCCTATTCCGGGACGCGATATGCGCCACCGGAGGGGATTGGGTACTCAAGCCCGGCCAGTTCTACCGGCAGGGCCCTGTCTAAAAATGCCAAGGTGCGATCCATGGTCATCCGACCATCTCCGACACATCGCAAAATAAATCTGACCGCCACGTTGACTCTGTGCTCGGCTTCTGTCTTTGACATCGATCTCGCATCGCCGAATGACTCCTTGACGGTCTTTACAACACCAACGGTAGCACGTCGGAGCGTCGCGTTGTCAAGGTTCAGGTCTTTGAGGCTGGCGAGTCCAAGCGGTTTTTTTATGATAATTTCCATGGTGATCCCCTTTCAAATTGCCATAACCGTAGTGGTCCTGCACGCCATATGGTACGGAGGAAATCCTATCGACGCACCGGTGGCAAGCTGGTCGTTCGATAGAACGCGGGTGAAGTCCCGGCCCCCATCTTCGGCATACGCGATGTCGACACCGAGGGTCGTTCTCAAAACACGACGCCCGGTTGTTGGGTCGATCATGTCCTGGATGAACGGGTTGGCCTCTTTCAATTCGTTGACCGTCCGGGCGGCGGCGGCGGCCATGGATATTGCACTCGCGTTCCTGACGGTGATAATCTGCCCGTTCAATTCTTGACATTGGGCCGTGGTGCGCTCGTCCATGACGGCCAAAATTTCAAACTTTTCCACCCCTGCGTCTCGATACGACCCAGCCTGCGAAATAGATCTGGCCCGGACCATCGCATTGCTGGCCACCACGCGAGAATAGTTCTCCCCGTACTTCTTCCAGATCTCCGGTATTTCACGGCGCAGGTCGGCGGCTATCTCCCCACGTCCAAGCCCGTCGCTCAACCCGCGCTCCACGATGTCCCTGCCGCGCCCGGTAAGGTTGGCCATCTCCCGACCCAGTTCGTCACGAACGAACAATCCTGTTTGCTCTCCCACCGCGTTCACAGCATCGATATCTACCTGGGACATCGACACGGCGATGCTTGGGAACAGCGCCGCCCTCATGCGCGACCTGGTCATTTGAGCAAACGGCACCGTGTGCTCCGAGGAAGTGGCCCCCCATTCTGTTACAAGTTTCTGAACGTCGGCTTGCGCAAATGCCGTTGAGGCGCTGGCAAATATCTCAACCCTGCGAACATCTGTCGTGTTCGCCCAGTCGACTCCTTCGAGCTTGTCGAGAAATCGATGCATCTCTTTGTCTGACCATTTGTTCCTAACTTTGGACAGAGCGTCGGAAAGTTCGTTGATGGCCACGCTCTCGACATCGGTGCCACCGACCTCCTTGCGTACCCCGTCCAGCCCCACGTACCAATCGTGCCGGCCCGGGTAGTCTATCTCGTCGATGGTCTCCACCCGCTGCCAGAGTATCCGGTCACGGCTCCCGACGGCCATCGCCCGGTAGATGTCCACGGCCGCGCCGTGCCTCAAATGGAACGCCGCGTGTCTGCGAGCTGTCCGGATGGTTGCCGACGTGTTGAGACGACGCGGAGCAGCACTCTTGCCGGATCCGCCCCTGGACACCAGGGCAAAGCCATGAGCCATGCGCCACGATTCAGCCCGGATACCAACGGCCGCGCAGGCTATCATCCTGCTTGGGTAGTATCGCAACGGCCACATGGTGGCGTACCCGTCGTTTATCTGAGATCGTATCACCGTGGTTTTCCGAGCACGCCGGGGATCTCCATGGCGCGCCTCATGATGTCTTCGCCTATTTTTTCTGGTGGTTCGCTGGGGGTTGCCCGCCCGGCGGAGATTCTGAACCAACCTCCACACCTGGAGGTGCACCCGCATCGTAGCGGCTTATCGAACGTGGGGGCGTCCGGGTTGCCGATTTGTTCGGCGTAAATATGCACGCGCTTCCCACAAAAGGGGCAGCACAGGCGCCAATTGTTCGTAGGATTGCCGTAGGGGTCTATGTGGCGGATGATCTCCCCACCCTCCGGCCTGGCGTGTCCGGCTCTCTCTGGGGCCGGTAGGACGCGATATGGGCCTTCGTGCATGGCTACTCTTCCGATAACGGAGCGACCGCCGTGAGCTCGTAGCCCATTCGGGCGAAAAACTCGGTAAGTACTTTCTGTGCCAGGGCCTTCTTTTCCGGGGTGCCATC